GTGCTTGTTGTCTTAACGCTCTGCTTCGTTGATCAGCACCTAGACCTTCAAGACCTAATTCAGCTTTAGCCAAACGAGCTTGTCGATCTTGCAGGAAACGATTGTAGGCATCTTCATAACCAGCCGCCTGTCCTCTAGCTTGTATATCTCCTAATTGTTGAGATAATTGTCTGCTCATACCCAACTCTTGTTGTCCGTGTCGATAACCACCAAAAGCACCTGCTTGAGCAGCTCTAGATTGCATTTTTTCTAATTGCATTGCAGCATCACGAGCCGCTTCACGTTTCTGTACATCCACGACATTTTGCGTATAAGGAGACATATATGAAGCTGCTATATCTGAAGTAAATTCTTGTGGATCAAAACCTTCCGCAATACCCATACCATATGGAGATGTTCTTACGCCTTCATCAGCGTAACCTTTAGTGGCATATTGTTCTTGAGCACTGGGACCACCTGCTCCGTAGGCACCCATTCTACTCATTGCTACCTGTTCTTCAGGAGTAAATCCTGCTAAACGCTGACCTGAATACGGGGTATATCCCCCTAAACTTTCATGTTGAGCACGATTTGCCATCGCTGTTGCATAGGGTGCAAAATACTCAGGTAATGTTGTTGTGTAACTGGTGGTAGTTCCAATTTGGGTTGAATCCCCTCCGCCTCTACTCATAATTAAACCTCTTTTCAAATACTGTATAAGACCTGTCAAAGCCCTTCTCTTTTAGCCAGTGCCAGAATCCTGCACGACCAATGGCTTCAATCCCGATACATCCGTTATCTTTCGCCCAATCTTCCATCTTTTCTATACCCTCCCATACCCAACTTTCCATATTCTCTCCGCCAAGAAATTCTATGGAAAGCATTCTGGTATTTGGATAATCTATAAATGAAGTCGTTGCACAACCAATCATGTGAAAAGGTTCTGGCTCATAGCATATCCACAAATGTTGTTGGTTGTTATAAATCTTTTGTCGTAAATTCTCTAGTGTCCACCTGCCATGAGAACGTATGGTGGCTCGTTTTAAATGTCGGGAACAGTCTTCCCAACACGAATCCACAGCATCTGGAGGCACAATAGAAATCTCAAAATAGTCTGGAACCTTATCAGGATAAATAATATTTCTAGAAATATTTTCTCTTAACATTATATTTTGCCTCCTTTCCACGCTAGATATTGATTCATGGAAGGCGGTTGTTCCTCTTGTCCGTATTTAAACTGACGCATCTCATCCACCGATGGTAAGGGTTCATTGCCGTGCATAATACGCTCTGCTCCTGCATCGGTATTGCCGTCACCTGCCATTGCTACATAATCTGCAGGTAATACGACTTCTCCTGGAGAAGCAGCTAATTGATTACCTGTATTGCCTATAGGTCCCATCATCGTGTCATCCATACCACCACCTGCTCCTTGCAATAAACCTTGAGTTTGTACGGGTCCACCTGCTGCTCCCTCTAATACCTGTTGTCTAAAGGCTTCAAAAGCTTCGGGACCAAATATTATAATAAAAGCCTGTATAGCAGCGTCAGGATCAGGATGCTCACCTAAAATTGCAGCTTGTGCTTCCATTATTATTTGATCTTCATTTGGCTGTGCCTGTGGCTGTCCCTGTGGTAAAGCCATTCCTGCTTGGGCACGATAGGTATCTTCCATGACATACCTACGCATAGGATCATCTTCATCTTCGAAGTCAATAATATTCATATTACCGAATTTAGCTAGGTGTCCTCCACCTGCGGCTTTAAGCACATTAGGCATATTAGGAGGATTAGACCCTAACTGTCCTCCACTTGCGGGTTCCATAGTATCGTCATCACCTGCTCCTCCTTCTTCCACTTCATCATCAGCTTGGTCATCATCATAAAGGTAGGTATTATCACCTGTATATTCATAACTAGGAGGATTAGACCAAGGGAAATAATTCCACTCAGGATCGACACCACCTCTCCAGCCTAACGGAGTTGGTAAAGTTGTTTGATAACCTGGGTCTTCAAGTTCAGGAAAATTTTCTCCGTATTCAGGCATACCGACAGGTACTCCCGAAAATCCTTCCACTCCACGCCTAGACACTTCATCCAGATAAGTTAAATATTCATCAACAGTCATACCTGCTCGCTGTGCTCCAGGTCCATAAGTTTGAGCTAAATCTTCTGGAGTGTAACCCTGTCCAAAATAACCCTCAGGATCATACATTTGTGAGTCTGTAGAAGCGAGTGGTGGGAACTCTGGTGCTGGAGTACCATCTGGATATCTTAAACCTTGATCTATCTGCATTTGCCAAATAGAGTCCCGTATAGTAATTTCACGATCACGATCTATATCATAATCTTTTCTGTATTCTCCTTCTGTTCCTGCATATGCCGCTATATCTTTAGCGAACTGAGATGCTTCAGCAGAAGGTGGTTGTACCTCTTGACTAGGCATAAAACCAATAGTTTCTAAATAATTTTGATACTGATCTGGACTCATGCCCGCAGCATAAGCTTTAGCATCATAACCTCTTTGGGTTAAGTCTGGTGCACCAATATCTGCACCAACAGGAGTACCTGCTAGAAGGTTAGGAGTACCATCTGCATTCCATAAACCAGAATCAACAGCAGCTTGTAAAGTATTAAAACCCTCAGTTATCCACCAATCTACTGTATCTGAAGCTATAAGAGTACCATCTTCATTGTATAAACCTGTATCCATAGCTTCATCGTAAGAACCATAACCTGCATCTATCCACCAACCTCCTGTATCTGAAACTATAAGAGTACCATCTGGATTATATAAACCTGTATCCATAGCTTCATCGTAAGAAGTATAACCTTCAGTTACCCACCAATCTTCAGTATCTGAAACTATAAGAGTACCATCTGGATTATATAATCCTGTAGCAAGAGCAAGTTCTAAAGTGTCATAACCTGCATCTATCCACCAATCTACGGGTGGTGTACTTGGAATAGGATTACCTTCTCCATCGTATACTATCTCTCCATCCTCAGTTACCCAATCTCCAGAAGCTATTGCATCTGCTAAAGAAGCATAATCTTCTTCCCACCATTCTGGAGCTCCTGTGTCGTAAATATCCCCCCCATCAAGGTCTGTAGCGTCTATAGGGAGATAAGTACCAGTTTCATCATCCCATTCAAATTCACCTGTAGCTAAAGCTTCGAGTTCAGTATCATAACCATAAGCAGTCCACCAACCTTCTGTATCTTGAGTTTTAGGAGTACCATCCATATTCCATAAACCAGAAGCAAGAGCATCATCTAAAGAGTCATAACCTTCGATTATCCACCACATTGGGTCTGTAACTCCAGAGACTGGGGTACCATCTGCATTCCACAAACCTGAATTAACAGCATCATCTAAAGTAGCGAAACCCTCATCTATCCACCAACCTCCTGTATCTGAAACTACAGGAGTACCATCTTCATTGTATAAACCAGTAGCAAGAGCCTCTTCTAAAGTAGCGAAACCCTCAATTACCCACCAGTCTTCTGTAGTACCTTCAGGCATTGGAACAGGATCACCATCGTCATCAAATACTATATTTCCATCCTCATCGAGTAACCAATCCCCAGAAGCTATCGCATCTTCTAAAGAAGCATAATCGTAATCAGTTTCCCACCATTGTGGTGTTGTTGTTACAGGAGGATCATCTGGTAAAGGGTCAGTGTCAAGCTCATCGGTAGGTTGTGGTTCATCTTGATACTCATCGTCTAAATCAATATAAGTTTCAGCAATTGCATTCCCATCTTCATCCCATAAACCAGAAGCAAGAGCATCATCTAAAGAGGTATAACCTTTAATTTCCCACCATTCTTGTGTATCTGGTGCAGGTCTTTTATCACCTTCACCTTCTCCTTCTCCTTCTCCTTCTCCTTCGTCATCCAAATTCTGGTCATATTCTTCAAAATATTCCCAATCCTGCAAGGCTATATTGTAAACAAAACCATCTGCTAATTGTGATTCTGAAAAAGCATCTGTAGGTTTCCATTGTTGAATAGTTGGATTCCACCACCAATCGTCATCGAAATATTCCCAACCAACGTCTACGCTTAGTATAGGATTACCTTCTCCATCGTATACTATATTTCCATCCTCAGTTACATAATTACCAGAAGCTGTAGCTTCTTCTTCCGAATCATAACCTTCAGTTATCCACCAGTCTTCTATAATTTCTTCATCACCTTCTGTTACAACAAGTTCATCTTCTTCGTCTTCTTCTGTTTCAATAGTTTCATTAGTAACATCAGGAGTTGTATCTACAATCTCTTCAGGCATTGGAGTAGGATTTCCTTCTACATCGTATATTATATTTCCACCATCATCGAGCATATAAAGTCCAGAAGCTGCAGCTTCCTCTTCAGAACTGAAACCCGCAATTTCCCACCATTGTGGTGCTGTTGTTACAGGCGGTCTATCTGTATATTCTGGTAATTCGGATGCTGTAGATATAGTAGGTTGTGCTTCACCTCCCGCATATGGATTTGGATTGTTTATATCAATATAAGGAGGCGTGTCTACAACTGGATCAACTGTATAGGGTCCTAGTCCTGGACCAGTAGGTACAACATTTTGCTTCGGATCAAACAAAGGATGTCCAGGTCCAAAAGGTAATAAATTAGGATTAAAAGCATCTACATTTCCTGTTGGAAATCCTCCAAATTTTCCTCCCAATCCTCCTGGTAATCCTCCAATTCCTGCTTGTGCCCGTATTACTCCTCCTTGTGCTCCGTAACGAGGTGTAGTGCCATAATAAGCACTACTGGGTGGTGGTCTTTCTTGTGCTCCATATAAAAGTCCTGCATATTTCTCTTTTTTCTTTCTTTCATCTTCTTCTTTTTTTGCAGCTCGTGCATCCATATAATATTCATCTTCTAAACCAACTCCGCCTAAGGTAAGCGGAAGCATCACATCGTATTCCATACCTGCTTCGAGTATATTTTTAGGAGATGCATTTTCCCAAGCTCTACTTGTGAGAGACTGTTCATCCAGATAATTCTTCATAAAAGGACCAGTAGGTGTTGCTGCTCCTGTTGTTGGATCGATTGTTGTTGCTGGTAGTCCTGTTGTTGGATCGGTTCCCGCTAATACATTTTCCCTGACACTTGTACCTCCGAAACCACCCGTAGCAGGATCAAATCCTTCATAGCCTCTTTGACCTACTTTAGACAGCATATCTGAAGATATACCTGCTTCTTTAAACGGGTCTAAACCGCCTAATCTAGTAGCATAAGCATCTATTGCAGTTGGTGAGTTTAAGCCTTTCCATTGACTTTGAAGTGCTAATCTCTCGTCTATGGGCATTGTTGACCAATCAACTCCTGCTCCACTCCAATAATCAGATAGTTGTTGTGCTCCTGCTTGTCCTGCTAATGGTTCACTTGCGGTAGTAACTGCATCTCCTATTGCAGATTCAGTTCCTGCTAAATTATTTACCAAATTACCTGCAGCCATTCCTGTTAGGGCACCATAAATTCCTTTCTCTATATCACCGCTTTCTGCCCAAGTAGCCAAGCCGCTACCGATTGCACTGGCTGTGGCTGCACTCAATCCACTCGCACCTATAAGTCCTCCCAGACCTCCTGCTGCTGCTCCTGTAAGAACAGTGCCACCCAACCAAGACCCCAATAAAGGTGCCAAGAATGGTAGGAATGCTTCAGGTTGACCTGTTTGCGGGTTTGTCGTTAGTCCCGTTCCCGACATGGCTGCCAAGCCCTGTACTTCCTGAGGATTCATGTGAACCAACATAGAATCGCCAAAACGACCTTGATCGGCTACGTTTTGTACTTGTCTTTCTAGGTCTCTTGGTGGCAGGTCTATCTGTCCACCATGTGCTGCCCTTATACGCATAAGTCCACCTCTAGTCATATTTATTCCTTTGTTAATCATTTGTTGTTTCCACTCCAAATACATTAAAGCTCATATCTACCGCACTGGCATAAACCTTTAAAACATCTGTTTGGTTTAAGGTAATGCCTATTACTATTGTTAAAGAATCATTGGCAGCAACTGATTTATCATAATATAAGTACTGTTTATCATCGGCACTAGCACCAGCCACATGCACACTTAATCTAAACGTAATAGCGGAACCCGTTCTGTTGGCTGCCACAATAGAACTTATCGTAGTTACTGTCTCACTGGGCACAGTATATAAGGTTGTTACAGTCGTAGCAGCAGTGTCTACTTGACCTAAAACCTTTAGTACATCAGCCACCTTTAGCTCCCATTAAAAGAAATTGATGCCTTCTGAATGCCAGAGAAGAAAACTTTGTTTTCATTTTCTCTATCTGCATGGTGTCATTATTCATCTCGGTATGTATCTGAGTAAGTGTTTGCCTAAATAAATTCTCATCTCCCTGATTGTACTCTGGAGGGGGTAAATTTAATGTTCTCGCTCCTCTTCCTGCCATTATCTTCTTCCGTCTGCTCTTAATCCAAAACGCATATCGCCAAGTCTCCAACCCATATCTAAATTAGTACTTTCTATTCTTACAACAGTTTGTCTTGCTCTACCCCTGATAAAAGCCTGTTGGGTTGAATTAGTTATGGTTGATGTAGACATAGTAGATAAAGAATCTAAAGGATAATTCCTACCTTTTATCGATACATCAACTTCTTGAGAGCCCGTTCCTGAAAAAGCCAAGTCTGGTATTATTCTATCTATAAATATAAATCGATCTCCAATATCATCTAAATCAATATCACCCGATTCTATATAAGCCGTCATAGCAGAACCATCGTCATTTTTAGTGGTCTCGTGATTATATAGATACTTAACTGTATTACCTGCTGCAACGGGTGTGTTTCTTGTTGGAGCTTCACTCCAAGCCGTTCTTACCATCGAACCCACTGACCACACATTTTCTTTGTAATTATAAATAACGTAACGATCTATTTCTGACGAGTCTGCAGAAGGATAAAACCACCATACTTCTGAGAAATCTGCATTTGCTCCACCGAAAACTTTATAAGTTTGACCTAGATTTATATCACTAAATATATAGTCCAAAACAGTGCAATCTAAAATATGATGTGCACCATCGTAGTACCAAAAATTACCACGATCCATCCAAAATATACGACTGGCTTCATTAACAGCAGCATTTGGTCCTATAAGGGAGGGACCTTCAGTTATCTGCCTAAAAGAAAATACAAAATCTCCACCTACATACTGCATCGAATGCATTCCTGCATCAGTCCATAATATAATTTCACCTCTGGCTTTTGCAGCACCGACTATTTTTGATCCAGAACTAATTCTTTGTCCACCTGCACTATTAGTAGCCGAAGGAGTCCAATCGACTGCACTACTAGCAGTTGACCATCTAATAAGCATCTGATCTTGAGTAGTGGACCCAACTGGGTTAGCACCAAAAGCAATAACATGCCTAGCTTCTTCTGAAACCATAATTTGATTCACTAAAGTAGGCGTATCACTGGCACCACCAACAGCACTTAAAGCAATTGCTCTTGTAGTAACAAGACCACTGGAATCCCAATAAAAAACCCCTCCTGATGCATTATCTGCCCTCGGTGCTAGTATTAAATCCTCACCATAATTATCGTGTGTCCAAAGTCTTAAATTAGAAGAAGTAACAGTAGTATCAACACTACTACCCCAAGTTGATCTACCCCATGTTCCTGCACCCCAAGCCGTACCAGGAACGTAAGTATCCAAGCCTGTATTTATTTGATATACACCGACTACACTGCTGCCGCCATTACCACTGTCACTGCTATTGGCTGTTACTTCATCACCATCAGTGTCTTTGGCTTCTATCGTGTAAGTATTGGTACCAGACACTGTAACAATTTGATATTCCTGATTTAAAACTGCAGCAATAACATTGCCACCTAATGAAGCAGCTCCACTAAAAGTCACGAAATCATTTTCTAAGGCTCCATGATTATTATCAGTAATAGTTACTGTAGAAGAACCATCAGTAGCCGCAAAGGTTACATCCCCTGCAGAAGTAGTGGCTCGGATCGGGGTTATATCGTGGTATTGTGTTCCCAACTCTATGTAGTACTTTAGATTAGTTCCCACACCCATGTAATCAGTTCCTACCAAATCCTGCCAATTATGAAGTCCTCTACAAGACCCCAAAAAAGTATCATTTGAAATCCTTTCCCAACCACCTATCTTTTCAGGTTTACCACCCCTGAATCTCATCTTGTCCGAATCATACCAAGCGTTATTGTCGGAATACTGAGTACCTTCCTTATAAACACCTGGATTAAATTTAAACTTGGCTAATGGCATTATGCTTTCCTTCTCCCACTTCGTTTCTTGTTGTTGCTTCTGTTTTTACCGCTTGCAACAATTTTTAAATTGCTTGGTGCATTATTGCGTGGGTTACCATCTTCGTGATGTACATCCTCACCTTTCTTTATCTTTCCTGCCTTTTTCATTGCATAATTGGCTCGATTACGACCCATTCTATTTTTGACCTGTTCAGGCTTACTATGAAAATCTTTGTATTCCTTCTCGTAATCCCTAGTTCTTTTATACGTCATGCAACATCCTGTCTCTAAGTCTTTTTGCTCGATCTCCTACTTGCGTAGCCCATTTTGAATCCATCATCTCTTCAGCAGCAAGTTCCCAATTTGAAACTTGCATAGCATGAATAAAGTTTTTAAATTTACTTAAACGTGGATGACCAAGATTAAAACACATATTGGCTACTATTCTTTGACGATTATCATCAAGACTTCGCCACCAAGGTTCTTTCATATCTAATTCTTGGCAAACAATGTTTATGTCGTTATCTAGGCATTCCTTAATTCTGTCCTCGGATATAGGAGTGCCTACTGGCTTTCCGTATTCTTCATCTTTTTTAGTTATTAAGTGTCCTACTCCTAAAGTCTCATAACCAAGATGATCTAAATAGATTTCATATTCAAATCCTTCATCACCAATAAGTTCTTTCATTAACTGATCTTTATCCATCGTCTTCTTCCTCGTCATCAAGACTTCTATAATATTCAACAATCGCCAAAATATCCCTCGTATAACGCTTAATTTCTGCCATATTATTGCTAATATTTTCATAGTCTTTAGTAGTTAGTGCGTAATAGGCTTGTTTGGGTGCCTTTCCTTCTTCAATCAGTTGCAGGTATTCTCTCATTATATCGGGTGTCAATATCTCCCAATCAAAGTTAACCATCTGCATTTCCATAGGTAGCGGTGGATGAAACATGGGCGGTCTTTCTTCTATATTGACTACTTCTACGGGTTTAGTTTTAGTTCCTCCAAACTGAAACATAGAACAGGCACTTAAAGTTAGTAGAGTAAAAAATATGAATAAGATTCTAATTACTTTCATTTAACTACTTACGTTTTCGCCATCTTTTTTTTTACCCTTACCCTCTGGTTCTTCAGGCTTCTCATCAAATTGACTAGGGTCTGTAAGTTCTATTAGACCATCGAAAACACGCTTAGTGGCTTTATTAACTTTACCTTCCAAGATTTTTGGCTTTGCCATTGCCAATGCATCTAAATCATGGCGAGCAAACGTCTGTTTGAGGGCATTAACCTCACGCATATTGTCTTGATTCTTTTTAGTCAGACTATCTATTTGGGCGTAAGTCTTTTGTTGTTGTGCTAAATTCTTTTTAATCTGCTCATTCTGTTTGGTGATTTCACTTTCAAGCACGATGGCATTACCTTTTAAGATAGCAATTTCATCATTTAGACTACCGATCCAAACATAAGAGCCACTGGCTACCAGTAATAACGCTAGTCCCAAACCTATTGATAATTTCATTTATGCTCCTTAAAACCTTCCCCTGCCAATTTAGAGCAGGAGCAGACTGACTCCAGACCAACAGGGGTCGGCTAGTTTGCTAATGGATTCTTGTTTTCTTCTAATTTCCCAATATCTATAATAATTCTTTCTACATCATTTGTTAGACTAGCGATTGATGCTTTCATGTCAGAAATTTTATCGCTGTTGTCTGGAATTTCTATATTGTCTATTTGCTTTTCTAAATATTCCACTGAAGTTTCTATCCCTTTAAATCTTTTCTCAATGTCTTGCAGACCTGATTTAGTTGTAGCTATACCAGTTACTTTCTTCTCCAGATTCTCAAGCCTATTAACGTAACCTGCTCCTGCATAACCAAACCCTGCTAATGTACTTACAATAGTGACAAGTGCTATTACTTGCCCACCTTTTGATTTAAACCATTCCATATTTTTCTCCTACAAATTGGGCTGTGAACTAATTAAACTCTGCATAGTATTAATGCTTGTTCTAGCCAACCCATAAAATGCTTCTATATTATCCGAGATATAAGCATCTCCATATATTACTCTGGATTCATACCACGTTTCTTGTTGTGGAATCTGTGCTTCCCTATAAGCATCAAAACCAGGTACATACCCCAAAAACGCTACTAACGTAGATTCATCTCCATATTTTCCTGTTTCTTCTTGCGTGGTTTGTCCTTCTTCTTGTTGTTCTTTAATATTAGCAGCAATTATCTGATCGGCTATCTGGTCTGCTTCACTAGCCGTCATCACGCCTCCAATAGCGGTATCAATTTCACCTTGCATATTGGTTACTTGCACATCTGCCATGACTACTTGTGGACTTGCATCAAATGTCGGCATTGGAGTTATTACTGTAGTCACATTACTCACAGTTTGCGTACTGCCGCCCATACCACTGGTTGAACCCATATCCTGACTCAAACTTAATACTGTATTGGTTTGTACTTGGGCGGTTTGTATCTGATCCGAAATACTGGGAGAACTACTGGTAGAAAATCCACCCCCAGAAGCTGAACTAGCTACTGCGGTAGTAGTGGTATTGCCCACTGAACCACTTGTACCTGAAGAACCACCATAACCAGAGGTACTACCCCCTGAACTTGTAGAACCCCAGCCACCTGTGCGGGCTGTTGTACCTGCTGTAGTCCCTGAAACGCTATTAGAAGCTGCCTGTATGGTACTAGCAACTACGTTTAATTGAGTCGCAGTAATTCCTCCTTTCTTTTCTTCTTCCTCTTCTTCAGCTACTAAAGCCTCTCTTTCTTCTAGGATTTCTTCTTCGGCTTCAGCTAATCTTTCTTCTTCTATTTCTTCAAAGATTTCTTCCACCACTTCTTCTTCAAAAACTTCTTCTATAAATTCTTCTTCTGGCTCATCTATAATTTCTTCTTCTGCTAAAAGTTCTTCTCTAAATTCTTCTTCTGCTTGTACCAATTCTTCTTCATACCATTCATCTAGTTCTTCAATAGTTTCAAATTCTATATAGGTATCTACTTCTTCATAGTCTGCTATTAAAACTGTTTCGTGAAAAACAAAATCCTCAATTAGCTCTTCACTGGTATCAAAAGGCAGTGGATTAGGCTCAAATTCATCATAAGAAACTAAATAAACTTCTTCTGTGTATTCATAAGTTTCTACAAACTCATCATAGACATCCATCTGATAATCTAATTCTTCCCATGTGTCTAAAGGAGAACTGTCCCATTCTATCCAGCCTTCATTATTAAATGCTACATCAGTGCCATACCATTCATCTACCTGTGTTTGACCAAACTCCTGTAGGTCTATTTCGTACCATTCAGCATCGGTAAAATACATATCTGCGTATGGGTCATCATCAATCCAATACTCATCTTCATAGCCATAATCATCAACCCAGTAATCTTCTTCATAACCATAATCAACTTCCTCTACAACATAATAAGCTACTGAGGCTTCCTGTGTATAACCTGCACAAGAAGGCGAATATTGCGGATCATCTTCACACTGTTGGTCATCATAAGCACTCCAATAAGAAGGACATTCCTGACTATAAAGCTGAGTTATGTTGCATTGTTGAGTTAAATAGGCTGATGCGTAACCATCACAACTTTCACTGTGTAAAGAATTTAATGCACATTGTTGAGCCAGATAAGCTGCTGCGTAACCAGCACAGTTCACTGAAGTTAAAGGAGTGGTTGCACAAGCCGATTGGTCTGTGCCATCACCATACAACGAACCCCCATTTTCCAGTAAAGTATTAACAGCATTACTGCTAGAGTTCCAGTCGTAATTAACACAGGTTCCAGCTATATTAGTCGTTCCTGTATTGCATTCATCAAAGAAATGGTAAGTATAAATCTGTGAGGTACTTCCCTGTTCTCCTATTAAGACATCATGACTAATAATGTCCAGTTCGCCATAGCGGAACTCATAAGTATTATTAGGATATAACCAAACCTCTATACTGTTATCAGAATTAGCTCGGTTGTATTCCCTCATCTTATACCAGCCAAAAATGGTGTAATCATCAAAGGCTTTAGCTCTCATCGCTGAACCACCATCTTTTATCAGGTCAGTCCAAAAAGGAAATAGTGTATTTGTATATTGGGGTAGTGGATCAGGGGTGTAATCTCCACAATAACTACCTGTTAGATTAAAGTGTAGACAGCCATTAGTAGCCATTCTTGCTTTGGTAAAGTCATTACCATAAAAGGTAAAAGTAAATCCTAGGTCAAAGGCTCCCGAAACTGAATCATCATTTGAGCCTAGTCCTGTTGATCCTGCTGAATTGGTTTGTAAATCGTATAAATCTTGGTTAGCTTCATAGATATAATCAGCGTTGCCTTTTGTTGAAAAAAATAATATCCCTATAAACACCACACTCACTAATAACCACGAATATACGTTGCTAGTTTCTATGGGTTCTGCCCAATAACCTCTTTCAAAGTCAGAATCAGTTTGTTGCTTCTTTATTCCATTCATTTACGCAATCCCACCTACTTCTTCTAAGACCATCTAAGTCTCCTTGAACATGCTTAGTATCTTTACACGCTTTAATAAATTGTTTTCTTTTCATCTTGTAATCAGGTCTGTCAGTTCTATTTTCTTTCCATCCTGCTGATGCTTCTTTACCAATCTTGCCCATGTAAGGACACGGTGTGCCTGCCATTTCCATCGCTTGGAATACTCTTTCGTCTTGGCAAAGAATAGATACTGCTGCGACCTTCATGCCCATATCATAGATGTACTTACTTAGCTTTAACCTTTCACAATTCTCATCCCTTATGGTTCTACCGCCTGATATACCAAAAACCTGACCTTGAAAAGCACCTGAACGACCTGTAGTACACAAATCCTGGCTATAGCTCATAATTGATGGAGCGATTGCCGATGCAGGAGGAGCCTTACTGGTTATCTCTTGCTTAATCGTTTGTGTGGTGTTGGATTCGTTAATATTCCGATTCGTATTATCGCTGACACTGTTGTTGTTATTCGTATTGGTATTGTCTGTTTCCACCTTAGAGTCGGATGTGGATTGATTCACATTGGTATTGGTATTGGTGTTATCTGAGGTACTGGTGCTGGTACTGGTGTTGTTGTTCGTATTGGTATTGGTGTTATCTGAGGTGCTGCTATTCGTATTATTCGTGGTACTCGTATTATTTGAATTAACGGTACTGTTGACTGTACTGTTGTTGGTGGATGTATTTACATTCGTATTGGTATTACTTGCTGTTGAAGTATTTACATTCGTATTATTAGCAGTCGTTGTATTGTTGTTCGTATTGGTTGCAGTGCTGGTGTTTACGTTGGTGTTATTGCTCGTATTGCTATTGACGTTGGTATTGGCATTGGTATTCGTAGCTGTCGTTGTCGTTGTATTCGTATTAACGTTGGTGTTGGCATTGGTATTGGCATTTGTATTGGTCGCTGTGCTAGTAGTCGTTGTCGTGTTGGTGTTCGTGTTCGTGTTGGTATTCGTATTGACGTTAGTATTATTCGTGGTGGTATTGTTCGTTGTGTCTAACGAGTTTTGCTCACAAAACTCAGTACCAGCCGTACAGTCTGGGTTTTCAGGTTCATTTTCTGCAGCTCTTAAAGCTACAGAAGCAAGAAGCCCTACAAATATCCATATAGCTGTAAAAAGCAACCACTTTGCTTTCATTGATCTTCACCTTCTGCTCCTCTTAATTGTTATTTCTTTTTCGCTTTGTCTTTGGCTTTACCAATATTTAAAGCACACACATCAACGATCTTGTATAGTTTTCCTATCCATTTATCATCTTTTGGCGTAGGTGTAATAGCAGCTATTGCTGACGCAATAAATACTATTGCACTTATTATTAATGCAATCATTATTAACATAGTTTTCCCCTATGGTTTAAAGACTCCCTGCTCAATCAGTCTTTCTCTGTTTTTTAAATGAAGCTCTGCCACTTCTTTCTTATTCTGGGCTGAGTATGGAACGGCATGATAACACTCGATCATATCCTGATTAACATTCACATCATTCACCCAAATTTCTGCTATAGCCCTACCAAACTTTCCTTTTGATTTTTTAAAAGTCTTAATGACTATTTTCTTTTTTTCTTTTACCTGTTCTTGGCTTAACCAATTCTCTAAGAATTTCTTTGCAAGTTTCCCCCTCGCCTTTTCATCCAAATCTCTTGTACGGCTTTCAGGGGTATCAATGCCAACCAACCTAACACGAACAGAATGAAGGACATTGAAGCCAAGATCAAGAATAACATCCACAGTGTCACCATCGACCACTCTCTTAATTTCCTTACACTTATATTCATACATTACTTCTTCTCTTCACCTTTAAAGCTCTTAGAGCTACCTGAAGTTCCTGCGTAGAGTCCAAACCAAGCGGCACCTGCACCTACTACTATAGATATTAAACCTGACTGCTCAAAGCTAGGCTCTGGCAATTCCATGAACCACATTACAGTATAGTAAAGTAGAAAAATATAGACTGTTAAAAAGGCTCTAGGGAATATCCGCCAGCTATCTACAGCTTGGGCTAAGAATATCCACTTCTGATGTGGGTTTTTCATACCCTCATCTTCCAACTCCCTAATTCTGTCTTTTAATGTAGATTTTTCCTGCAATAACTCCATGAACTTATTGAGGTCGATCTCAACCTCGTTGCGGTCCATATCTCCACCAAATCTTCCTGATTGGTCTCTGTCGCTCATCTCACAAATTCCAAATAGGCAGTTAATCCCAATAACATTGTATATAAGCCAAGTATTAACTTATCTATCTTGTCAAAGCGTTTGCTTCCTGCTTCCAGTCTTTTTTCTATGTTCTCATAGCGAACTGCACAAACGTCTTCGTGAGCTTTGATCTTAACATCTAAAGTGTCAACTGTTTGACTCATCCTCTTTATCCTTACCATTTTCTTTAGGTTCTTCTTCCACCACCACTTCTAATGAACTCTGGTACAAAGTTAAAGCCGTTACTCTAATATCCATTTGATATTGCAAGGAAACCATCTGTTCCTGAATCCCTTCAAGTTCTTTTTGTAGATTTTCTACATAGGCTAGTTTAGTGGTTATTAAAGGGTCTACGTCTATTTCCGTAGTTTCTACTGGGTCTACTATTACTTCTTCTTTCATTGTTGTTCCTGTACGTCCCAGCAATTCAAATTCGCTGCGACTGTTCTTCTCTCACCCTCTCCGAAGAAAGGATATACCATGTGCTGTAAGCCTGAAGGAAACATATACTGTACCCCTACTTCTGGCTTAACCACCGCACTTTGTGGGGGGAATAATCGGTCTGTATCTATTAGACTATTTCTGCCATAACTAAAGGCTAAACAGCCGTCACTGTGTCCTGAAGCATTGTATAAGCTATACTCAGGCGTACCCGATGTTGGCTGGTCTAATACCTGTTGCGGTACTTTGGTCCAAGTGGTTGTAGAAATACCCATAATGGTCTTAGTGCCGTGATCGTGTATAGGATTATAGTCTCCCTCAAAACTATGCACCGACCAGAGTTCGTCTAAGGCTATCTGTTTATTAGTCTTAAACATAATCCCTGTGGACTGGCTAAAATGATTGATATAGGTTGCTCCTAAATCGCACAGATACGCCACATAAGGTTGAATACGCTCATCGTCAGTCGGAGGAATATTTAGCTGTTCGCCCTGATGGATTTGTCCCACTAGGGTTTTCGCCAATGATTCCCTGTCCTCGTCTTCCCGTAATTCATCCAGATAATCGTTCAAGCCGTCTACCAGTTTTTCTGGTATTTCTGCCTTTAACATAAACAAAGCGGGCATCGTATAGATGTCAACCTCGCCTTGACCTTCTGCCCTTGCGTAAGCCATGCTTACTCTGGGATAACGTAACTTGGGTCAGGGACTGGATCGTCAGGGGGATTGGTAATCACGCTGTCGTACTGACTCGCAAATACGTCATCCCACGTTGACGTAGGGCATAAAGCCGTCAATTCAGCTAAAGTCCAACTACCTTCCGCTTTGGGCGTGAAGTTAATATCGCCTGATACTGGATCAGTCGCAGGAATAGTTTCTCTAAAGCTACTTTCGTAGTAAGTTGAGGGACTTGCACTTTTACTGCCTTGATTGTACGTCATGCCTAAATCCCACTGTTGTACCTTACTGTTTAAATTGTAGGGCACGGCTGTGGTTAGGGTTTTAGTTATTGCCATTTTTTACTCCTTATTATTAAGTTGTTTTTCTAAATCTTCGACTTTTGCCGAGAGTTCTTGTATTGCTTTGGTAAGCATAGGAACTAAGGCTCCTTCACCTATTCTCTGTCTACCATCAGCATCATCTTCTTTCCACATATCAAAGCCTTCTTTTAAATCATATCTATCAATTACTTCTTTAACTTCTTGTGCTATAAAGCCATGATTATATTTTCCATTCATAGTTCTTTCTTCGGAATCTTTTACATAGGCTGTATGATCTTTGGGTAAGTCTTTTTCTTTTTTCCAAAGGAAAGTAACAGGTCTTAATTCATTTATAAAATTTAATCCAACTACTTCATCTTGTATATCTTCTTTGTATCTTATATCCGAAGGTGCTGACCAAGATGTTCCACCTAATGACAAGGTTGAATCTGTAGCACCATGACCAAAAGTAGCCGTATCATTACCTGAACCTACAGCGTCATACCCAATAACATATTGATAACCTGAACCTGCAGCAGATGTGTGAGCAAAAGTTCCTATTAGAATATTTTGTGAGCCAGTAGTAAGATTAACAGTATTAGAACCTGATTGAACACCTATACAAATATTATCGTTTCCTGTAGTAATTAAATCTCCAGCATTAGTTCCAATAGCAACACCAGAAACTCCTGTCGTGTTTGCTCCTAAAGCAGCATAACCAACGGCTGTATTGTTAGAAGCTGTGGTATTGGCATCTAAAGCACCTGTACCTACGGCTGTGTTATAACTAGCCGTTGTGTTTGATAATAAAGCATCAGCACCCACAGCAGTATTATTTGCTCCCGAAGTATTAGCTTCCAGAGCCTTTCTACCTAGACCTGTATTTCCGTTTGCCGTGGTATTAGCAGCTAAAGCATTAAAACCAACTGCTGTATTTACAGTACCTGTCGTGTTTGAATCTAAAGCATTCTGACCAACGGCTACATTATCTGTGCCTGTCGTATTCGCAGTTAAAGCAGTATATCCAATAGCTACATTACCACCAGCAACAGAGGATGCCAAAGCAGCATAGCCAATGGCAACGCTATTATCAGTTGTAGTTGCAGTTTCTAAAGCATTCATTCCAATAGCTACATTGGAATCACCTGTAGTTAAATTAGTACCAGAAGCTTTTCCTACTGCTGTATTTCCTGCTCCTGTCGTGTTTGCTCCTAGAGCAGCAGAACCAACTGCTACATTATCTGATGCTGTCGTATTAGCGTCTAAAGCCCTTGTACCAACGGCTGTGTTATTTGCTCCTGTGGTATTTGCATACATAGAGAACCAACCTACTGATGTATTTGAAGAACCTGTGGTGGTTGATAGTAAAGCAGCATAACCGACTCCAACACTTTGTGTT